GCTCAAGGTCCACAAGGTCCACAGGGAGCACAAGGCGCAGTTGGTGCTACTGGACCACAAGGCATACAAGGGGTGGCAGGGTTCCAAGGTCCACAAGGATTTCAAGGCGCTCAAGGCGCTCAGGGTGCTGTCGGTGCTACTGGTCCTCAAGGAGTTCAAGGCGCTGCAAGTTCTATTGCAGGATTCCAAGGTCCACAAGGATTTCAAGGCGCTCAAGGTCCACAAGGTCCACAGGGAGCACAAGGCGCAGTTGGTGCTACTGGACCACAAGGCATACAAGGGGTGGCAGGGTTCCAAGGTCCACAAGGATTTCAAGGAGCGCAAGGTCCACAAGGTCCACAGGGAGCACAAGGCGCAGTTGGTGCTACTGGACCACAAGGAGTTCAAGGAGTAGCAGGGTTCCAAGGTCCACAAGGATTTCAAGGCGCTCAGGGTGCTGTGGGTGCTGTCGGTGCTACTGGACCCCAAGGAGTACAAGGTGCTGCAAGTTCGATTGCGGGGTTCCAAGGTCCACAAGGATTTCAAGGAGCGCAAGGTCCACAAGGTCCACAAGGCGCTCAAGGGGCAGTTGGTGCTATTGGACCACAAGGAGTACAAGGAGTAGCAGGATTTCAAGGGGTAGCAGGATTTCAAGGCGCTCAAGGTCCACAAGGCGCTCAAGGCGCTCAAGGCGCAGTTGGTGCTACTGGTCCTCAAGGAGTTGCTGGAATAGCAGGATTTCAAGGGGTAGCAGGATTCCAAGGCGCTCAAGGTCCACAGGGAGCACAGGGGGCAGTTGGTGCTACTGGACCGCAAGGAGTTCAAGGAGCGGCTAGTTCAATTGCAGGATTTCAAGGCAGACAAGGAGTTCAAGGTCCACAGGGTCCACAGGGAGCACAGGGGGCAGTTGGTGCTACTGGTCCTCAAGGAGTACAAGGAGCGGCTAGCAATGTGGTAACTGAAGTTACAGCACTAGGAGTTAATACTATAGCAGGAACAACAGGAGAAATAAGAGCAACTGGACAAATTACTGCATATTATTCTGATAAAAGATTAAAACAAGTTTTAGGAAATGTTGACAATTGTTTAGAAAAGATAAGTAAAATACATGGTGTATATTACGAACAAAACGAATTAGCTAATTCATTTGGATATAAAGACTCTTCAAGACAAATAGGATTTATAGCACAAGAAATACAAGAAGTGCTACCAGAAGCAGTAAAAATTGCCCCTTTTGATTCTAATAAATATGGACATAGTATTTCTGGAGAAAAATATTTAACCGTACTATACTCAAAAATAGTACCGTTATTAATAGAAGCATTAAAAGAACAGAAAATACAGATAGATGAACTAAAAACAAAAAATTGAGGAATATTATGAAAGGTGAATGGTGTTATTTTAAATCATATTTTGATAAAGATACTTGCGAAAAAATAATCAGAGATGTTCAATCCATTCCATCACAAGATGCTCTTGTTGGTAATATCGATGCTTTCGCTGATTATAAAAATAGAAGAAGTAAAATAAAATTTATTCATAGTTCAAATTGGAGATTTGCGTATATATTTGATGCATTATGGAAAGCAGCAATAAGTGCAAATAATGATTTTTTTGACATACACATTACTAGATTAAATTTCATTCAATTCGCAGAATATAGTCACGAAGACCAAGGAGAATATAAAAACCATCACGACGTTTTTTGGTTAAACAATGATCCCGTTTATCATAGAAAACTTTCTTGTGTAATCCAACTATCAGACTCTACTGAATATGAAGGTGGAGATTTTGAGTTAGTAGATGTATCAACATATCCTGATGCTTCTGAGATTAGGCAACAAGGATCGACTATATTTTTTCCTTCATTTTTTACACATAGAGCAAATCCAGTAATAAGAGGAACTAGATATAGTATTGCTGCATGGTTTGAAGGTCCGAAATGGAGATAATATGCACCCAACCATACATTATAATGAACCGTTTGATTATTACATTATAGATGATTTTTTAGAACCATCTATCGCAAAAAAGATATCAGAAGAATTTATCCCATTTGAATCCACACATTGGTTCGATTATAATAATCCATTAGAAATAAAAAAAACTTTAAACAATTGGTATCATTTTCCAGAAACCACTTATAAGTTTTTTTCTTATCTAAATTCAAAAGAATTCGTAGAAATAATTCAAAATATAACAAAAACAAATAATCTATATACTGATATCGGATTACATGGTGCTGGCTGGCACATTCATGGTAACGGTGGGAAATTGAATGTACATCTAGATTATTCAATTCACCCAAAATTAAAATTACAAAGAAAATATAATTTTATAATATATCTATCACAGGAATGGGATCCAAAATGGGGAGGCAATTTAGAATTTTGGTCACACGATTTTCTAAACAAAAAACCAAAAGAAAAAATTGCCCAAGTGGATTGTATATTCAATAGAGCAGTAATTTTTGACACTACCAAAAATTCTTGGCATGGGTTTAACGATCCCATAACTTGCCCAAATAATACATATAGAAAAAGTATTGCTTGTTATTACCTAACTGACCCAGAAGAAATCACAGAGGAACGATACAGAGCATTATATTCAGCATCAAAATCTCAAGAGAATGATAGAAACATTGAACAATTGATTAAAAATAGAAGTAAATTATGAATAAAAAATGTAAAATTGTTATGATTACCATGTTTAAGAATGAAGCAAGATCCATAGAAAGAATGCTAAATTCTTGTTTACCTTTTGTAGATTACTATGTTCTTCAGAACAACGGATCGACAGACGGTTCCGATCAAATAGTAAAAGATTTCTTGATTAATAACGAGTTATCCGGAACTTTATATGATGTAGAAGAAGGTTGGGTTGGATTTGGATGGAATAGAGATCATTTAATTCAAACATGTCAAGATATTGATCATGGATGTGATTGGATTTTAAAGATGGATTGCGACGAAGTTTTGGAGATTGATGAAGATTTTGACTGGGATTTAATATCAGATACTTCTATCCAAGCGTTCCACATTCCAGCGGTAAGTGGGAGTTGTGTATATTACAGAGCATGGATGTGGAATGCAAAACTTCCTTGGAGATTTAATCATGATACTTGTCATGAAACAATTTACTGCGAAATTCCAGAAATTGATAAAAATTTTATATGTAAGGATTTACCTAAATCATTTAGACAAGTTGGATATAATGAAGGGCAAAGTTGGTCGGTTCCAACAAAATTTATAACAGATTCTCTAATATTAGAAGAAAAAATGATTAGAGAAAACACTATTCATAGTGATATATATCATTTTTGGTATATTGGAAAAAGTTATGCTGACGCATACCCTTCAACCGCATTTCCTCTTGGAAACAATCAACAAAAAGAGTATGCTAGAAGGTGCATCTATTATTTTACAGAATATTTAAATTTGATGCACGATTTTGATAAGACCAAAAAAGCAAAGTTTGTAGACGAAACTTCTTACATGTCACTAATTTTAATGGCAGAGGCATATATATTCTTAAATAAAGAAGACAACGCAATAGAGTGTTATATTCTTGCAGAATCTTTTGCTCCAAAAAGAAATGATCATCTTTTTGGATTAGCAAGAATTTATAAACGTTTGAAGCAATATGAAGAAATGTTACAAATCACTTCTGTAATGATTAACCCAGAAAGAAAAAACCCTTTCCCAGAATATTGTAATTTTATAGATTCTTCTTTATATATCAATGAAGAAAATAATGTCGTAGAAGAACTTCATAATTTTGCATTATCACATAATACAAAAGAACAACATATTCCATTACCATTTTATATAAATTTAAATAAAGATAAAAATTTATTTGTAGTTGATAATTTTTATACCAATCCAGATGATGTCAGAGATTTTGCATTAAATTTTGTTGAATATAAAGAAGATTTAAATTGGTATAAAGGGTTAAGATCTACAGTAACATATAGACCAGATGGTATAAAAGAAGCATTTGAAGAAATAATAGGAAAAAAGATTTATAATTTCGAAGAACACGGATTTAATGGAGTTTTTCAGATAACAAGCGCAAAAGATCCCCAAGTATATCATTATGATGCACAAAAATGGGCAGCAATGATATATTTAACCCCAAATTCTCCGCTAGAAAGCGGAACAAGAACCCATAGATCCAAATTAAACGGAACAAAACACGCATCAGAACCAAACGTTGATTTTGCATTTAATGGCAATTTCTATGACAGCACTAAATTTGAAATTATTGATAATGTGGGGAATATATACAATAGATTAGTAATAATGGATGCTCAAAATATCCATTCTGCTGGTCCATATTTTGGCTCTGCTATTCATGATAGTAGATTAACTCATTTATTTTTCTTCGATTAATTATGAAATTTAGCATTATAACCCCAGAACATAATAAAAATAATCCGTATTTGATGGAATTGTTCGAATCCATAGAAAACCAAACTTATGAAAATTGGGAATGGGTAATATTATTAAATAATGGTTGCGAATTCGAAGACCTTCCAGAACAAATTTTATACCATGATAAAGTAAATGTATACAAACTAGAAGAAACCAATTCAAATATTGGATTTATAAAAAATAAAGCATTTCATCTTGGGTCCGGAGATGTTTTAGTAGAAGTTGATCATGATGATATATTAATAGAAAATTGTTTAGAAAAATTATACGAAGTATATCAAGATGAAAACATGGGATTCGTATATAGCGATAATGCCGTCTTACATATGACCGATGAATTTTCCCCATATGACGCAAATCAAGGGTGGGAATATTCTATTTATAATTGGAAAGGTCGAGATTTAATTTCTATGAAAAGTTTCGAACCATCTTCTCAAAGTTTAGGTTATATTTGGTATGCTCCAGATCATGTCAGATCTTGGAGGTCTAATGTCTATAAAGAAATTGGAGGACACAATCCAGAATTATCAGTATGCGATGATCATGAATTATGTATTAGAACATATCTACACACTAAAATGAAAAGAATTCCGGAAGTTCTTTATATCTATAGAATTACCGGGGAAAATACTTGGTTGGAAAGAAATCAAGAAATACAACAAAAAACAATAGAATTATTCAATAATTATATTCAACTTTTAGCAGAAAAAGATTGCGAAGAAAAAGGATTATTGAAAATTGATTTGGGAGGGGGTTTAAATCCGTATAAAGATTATAAAACCGTTGATATCACAGAATCTGCGGATTTTCAATACGATTTAAATGAAGGGATACCGTTACCAGATAATAGCGTAGGAGTTATCAATGCCAGTCATATATTAGAACATTTAAAAGATCCTATCAAATCTATGAGCGAAATTCATAGGGTGTTATGTCATGGTGGATGGGCTTTTATAGAAATTCCAAGCACGGATGGAAGAGGAGCATTCCAAGACCCCACACATGTAAGTTTCTGGAACGAAAATAGTTTTTTATATTATACCGATAAATATCTTGCTAATTTTATAAATAATAAATATATAAGATTTCAAGAATATTATAAACAAACATATTTTCCAAATGAATGGTTACAACAAATAAATGTTTGTGTTACTTCCGCATATTTAACAGTTATTAAAGACGATTCTATCCGATACCCCGGATTTTTAAAAATATAAATACTAATATAAACAACTTATAGGTATCAATATGCCAAAATACAATCAATCAAACGTTTCAGGAGAATTGTGGAGAAGATCTCCTCAAATAATTTGTTATAATAATTATAATCAAAATCCAGTAATACTTTTTGATGAAGAAGATATAATAGTATTGAATAATGGAGAATTTGCATCCAATAGAATCCAGTCAAAATTACATCAAGAATTTAATTCTGATAACGCTAATACTGCATTTGAGTTGAGAAACCCGGAAACAGAAGAATATATAGGAACATTTGCAACATACAAAGATTTATACGTATTAATGTATTCTTTATATTTTCATTTGGCAAAGGAGAGAGACAAAGGACCACAACCATATCCAAGTTGGATATGGAACGACCAAACTAATTCGTGGGATGCTCCTATCCCAAAACCGGAAGATGGACAAGAATATTATTGGGATGAAAGTTCTCAAGAATGGGTTATCGTTGCATAAGGAGAACTCATCATGACAATGGTAGCGAGTGGATATATTGAATTAGGTCCAAACGCAGCAGCAGCTACACCAAACACCTCAATTGGAACAGAGTTAAAAAGAACTGCATATGCGTCAACAAACTTAACAGAAACAGATTGTAGATATTTAGGTGGAATCAACACAGGACAAATAGGGTTTTCTAATTTTTATTCAAAATATGTGATACAAGGACAAACTTTTGCAACTAGCACCAGTGGAAATTGGACAGTGCCAACAGGAGTTTATTATGTCAGCATATTATGTATTGGCGCTGGCGGCGGAGGTGCAGCGCTTTCTGGAAGCACCACTTATTCTGGAGGCGGAGGTGCATTATCATATACAAATAACATACCAGTAACACCAGGAGAAGTTTTATCATATGTTGCAGCACCTATAACCGCAAGACAAGCGCAAGGAGGAACGTCTTCTGTTTCTAGGGGGGCAACTGTTCTTGTAAGTGCTGCTGGAGGAAGCCAATATGCAACAGGAGGTCAAGCTTCTGCTGGAGTTGGATCTGTTAAATATTCTGGAGGAAATGGGAATTCTTATACAGGTATAGGATCTGCTGGCGGTGGAGGTGCAGCCGGATATTCTGGAGTTGGAGGAACCGGAGGAAACCCATCCACACAAGCGGGAACTGCTGGATCTGGAGGAGGTGGCGGAGGTGGCGGAGGGTCGTCTTCATTCAGTACTGGTGGAGGCGGAGGAGGAGTAGGGAATATCGGAGAAGGACCAAGTGGTGCTGCTAGTGGGACAAACGGAGGAGCAGGAAAGGGCGGTTCCTATGGAACAGATGGAGTTGGTGGATTTCTTTTAGGTGGTGCTGGTGGAGGATATGGTGGAGGCGGTGGAAGTGATACAACAGGAACCGGTGGTGCTGGTCTGGTAAGGTTTATGTGGGGAGTAAACAGATATTACCCATCAACAAATACTGGAGTATTATAAATATTAATTAAAAAGAAGAATCTCCAAAATATTTACTACAACCTTTTATAAACAATTCTGCTGGTTTAATAGAACTATTAGAATCAGACCCCCCTAATAAATTAATAGAATAACTTCTAAATTTCCTCCCTATCCTCGTTTTATAAATAATAGTATAATTAACCGAGGATAGGGAATCGGAATGTCAACTAAAAATTTTATCACTAAGCATGGTATAGATGTCAATTATAAGGTGTGTATCGATGATTAAATACTCATATAAAATAACAAAATTTAACATAAATCCAGATTCTAAACAACTAACTTCTGTTGAGTGGTGGTATGTCGGTAAAGAAAACGATTGTAAATATGAAATTTATAACGTAACGCAATTAGACGTCAAAGGGAAAAAGTTTATTCCCCTAGAAAATTTACAAGAAAAAGAAGTAATTAAATTCATTGAAAGTTCTTTAGACAAAGAATATATTAAATCAATGAAAGAAGTTATTACAATGGAAATCGATAAACAAAAAACTCCAGAAACAGTATCAATAACACCACCTTGGATAGAAAATGTCTAACGTATCAACAAGAGACGAATTAAAAGATTATTGTTTAAGAAGACTTGGCTTTCCAGTAATTGAGATAAATGTATCTGAAGAGCAAATTGAGGATCGTTTGTCTGATTGTATGCAGTTTTACATTGATTATCATTATGATGCAACTTCTAAAGCATATTATAAACACACAATAACTCAAGAAGATATTGAAAATAGATATATAACGGTTCCAGATTCATTAATTGGGGTTACTAGAATATTACCGCTGAACAATTTGCTGAGTAAGTCGTATATGTGGGATATTCGGTATCAACTAATCCTCAACAACCTTTGGGATTTAACCTCTACTTCTATGGTTCCGTATACTATAGCAATGCAACATATTCGCGGATTAGAAATGTTGTTTAACGGCGAAATTCCCATAAGGTTTCAAAGACATCAAAATAAAGTTAAGATTGATATGGGTTGGGGTACTGAACAATGTCCAGAAGGAACCGTTATTGTTATTGAAGGATACCAAATAATAGACCCAGAAGAATACTCCGACGTGTTTAACGACCGTTGGATTAAAAGGTATTCTACAGCATTGATAAAACGTCAGTGGGGAGAAAATATGAAGAAATTCGGGCAAATTTCTCTACCGGGTGGCGTTACTTTAAATGGGGATAGAATATATCAAGAAGCAGTTGATGAAATTTCAACACTAGAAAACGAAATGTTGGTTAAATATTCAGAACCGCCAGAATTCATGATTGGGTAGAAAATAATGCCAACAAACCCATATTTCGATTTCTATAAGAATAGACCAGAACAAAACCTCGTAGAAGATTTAATTCACGAGGCAGTTAAGATGTTCGGGTTTGATTGTTATTACATACCCAGAAATGAAGCTGCTGTATCTGATCTACTTTATGGCGATGACCCGTTAAAGAAATTTGATGCTGCATACCCTATGGAAGTGTATTTAACAAATTCTGTAGATCCCGGCATGAACAACGATTTCTTTTCTAAATTCGGGCTAGAAATTAAAAATACAATTAGAATTCAAGTGCCTAGAAGAGCATTTGCTAAAAGAGTACCTCAAGATACCCACACCAGACCAAAGGAAGGGGATTTAGTGTATATTCCATTTTTGTCTGGTACTGGCGAATTATATGAAATTAAATATACCAACGACGCCACAGACTATTTCACTTTGGGTAGAAAACAGCCATATTATTGGGAACTTGAACTAGAATTATTCAAATATTCTCATGAAGATATGAATACGGGGGTAGAAGAGATAGACGTTGTTGAACAAGTTAATTCTTTTGCTATTGATTATATATTGGATACTGGTACTGGCAACTTTAAAGTCAACGAATTAGCATATCAAGGTCCGGTAGGTTCACCAACAAGTTTCGCCACAGTACAAAATTGGAACGCTCCAACAAAAACTTTAAAAGTTACCAATATGTCTGGTATATTTGATTCTGATTTAAACGTTATTGGTTCTGAATCCGGAGCAAATTACTCTATACAGAATTTTGATGAATTGGATAACCCTCAAATTAGAGACGGTTGGGATAATAAGGTTATTGAAGATATTAGCGATACAGTAATAGATACTTCGGAAAGTAACCCATTTGGAATATTATAATGACCGCAATAAACCATTATCATAAATGTGTCCGCAAAATCACTTCTGCGTTTGCTTCAATATTTAATAATATAGTATTAATTAGGGACAATAACCAAAGAATCGTTGTTCCTATAGAATATGGAGATAAAGAAAAATTTGTTAAGAGGTTGCAAGGCGATCCAGAATTGGATAAAAAAGTCCAAGTCCTTTTACCTAGAATGTCTTATGAGATGGTTGGGTTTAATTATGATAAGGATAGAAAATTAAATACAAACAATAAAAATTTCTCTTCAAATCCGGATAATGCAGATAAAGCGTTTATGCAATATAATCCGGTTCCTTACGATTTCAATTTTGGATTGACAATATATACCAGAAATGTTGAAGATGGAAATCAAATTATAGAACAAATCCTTCCATACTTTACCCCAGATTATTCTTTAAGAGTTACTTTAGTACCAGAAATGGGTATAACTAAAGTAATACCTATTGTTTTAAACGACGTTAGATTAATTATAGAATCTGATGGGATGTTTAATACAGAAGTAAGAACAGTAATTTGGACTTTGAGTTTTACAGCTAAAGGGTTTATATTTGGGGCAGTTAAAGATGTTCCTATCATCAAAGAAGTAAACGAAAATTTCTTATTTGGTATTGGTGGTTCTTTCGATTCTGGAATCGGTACTTCTTGTAATCCAAATGGATCAAAATCTTTTAATGTGGACCCCGACGGATATGGCGACTATATAAATGGAGAATGGGTTTATCAGGGACAAAAATACGATTTGGCGTATGCTACTGGTAAGGTTGGGGATTGGAATGCAAATTCTAATACTGTTTATATTACCGATATTATGGGCAATTTCAAACTTAATCAACCAATAGTAGGAACAGATTCTCTTTCTATTCACGTACCAATTTCTGCCACATCAAACGATATGATAGCGTTCACAAAAACAATTACGGTATCCCCGAATACAGCAAACGCTAATTCTTACTGGCAACCAGAACTATCTATTACAGAATACGTTACATAAACATTATTATGAGCAAATTTGATGAAAAAATGGAAAACTTTTTTGAAGTTGCTCCATCTGAACCCAACAACCTTCCAGAGAAAATTTCTTCTTCAGAACCAATACCCCATGAAACTCTAGACGTAGATTTAAAGAAAGACTACGAAACAGCCAGGGAAAATTTTCACGAATTGATTGAGGTTGGTAAAGACGCAGTACAAGATATATTAACTATCGCAAGGGAAAGCGAAAAAGGAAGGGATTTTGAAGTTGCTGCAAATTTGCTTAAAAACGTATTGGACGCAAACCAACAATTATTAGATATACATAAAAAAGTAAGAGATATTTCTAATTACAAAAATCAAAAAGAAGAAAAAACCACAATCAATAATGCTTTATTTGTTGGTAGTACGACAGAATTAAGCAAAATGCTCAAAGATCTAAATTCAAAAGAAAAAATTATCGAAAATTAAATTATGATAGAGTCTTCTTATAGAGCTAATCCACAGCTCAAGCGTGAAGGAATACAAATAGAGTTTACTCAGGAGCAAGTAGAAGAATATATTAAATGCGCGTCTGATCCAATATATTTCATCCAAAATTATGTAAAAGTGGTCCATGTAGATAAAGGCGTTATTCCTTTTAATATGTGGGATTTCCAAAAAGACATGATTAAAACGTTTCACGAAAACCGTTTTAGTATTGTTAAGTGTCCTCGTCAGGTGGGAAAAACAGTTTCTTCTGTGGCGTACATTCTTTGGATGACTTTATTCAATGACGATCAAAACATAGCAATCCTAGCAAACAAAGGCGACCTAGCAAGAGAAATTCTCGATAGATACCAACTCGCATATGAAAACTTGCCTATTTGGTTACAACAGGGAGTTAGAGTTTGGAATAAAGGTTCTATTGAATTAGAAAACGGTTCGAAAGTATTGGCGTCTGCTACTTCTTCAAACGCCATACGTGGTGGCTCTTTCACATGTGTCTTTTTGGACGAATTTGCATTCGTTCCTTCTAATATAGCAGAAAATTTCTTCACATCTGTTTATCCAGTAATATCTTCTGGTAAAACAACTAAGATGATTATTGTTTCTACTCCAAACGGTATGAATTTGTTTTATAAAATGTGGACTGATGCTGTATCAAAAAGAAGTGAATATAAAACTTTTAGTATCCATTGGGGAATGGTTCCCGGAAGAGACGAAAAGTTTAAAGAACAAACAATCAAGAATACTTCGCTACGGCAATGGCAACAAGAATTTGAATGCGTTCATGGAGAAACTTTAATAGAAATTTTAGACACAAAAACAAATCAAACAATATCTATACCAATAAAAGATTTTTACGAAGATTTTGTTTGATTAAGACTTTTTTGCTTTATAAATATTATATTTTAGAAATATAGTTCATAATATGTGCGATAATTATAGAAAAATTTGGGAAAATCGTTTTGGGAAAATCCCTTTTGATGATAACGGAAGAACTTTTGAAATACACCATATAGACGGTAATAAGTCAAATAACGATATAAACAATTTATTGTGCGTTAGTATTCAAGAACATTATGAAATACACTATAAAAATGGAGATTATGGAGCTTGTGTTATGATAGCAAAACGCATGTCTTTACCTCCAAATTATATTTCTGAGATACAGAAAGGTGTTAAGAGACCGAGAATAGGTGGCGTTAAAAAGGGAACCAAACCTTGGAACAAAGGTTTAACTGGATATAAATTGAATTTAACTGAAGAAGGAAAGCAAAAACAAAATCAAGCAAAACCTAGAAAAAT